ATGGATAAGTCACACAGAACAGATTTAACATTTTCAAGACAGCTTGAAAAGGCTATGACATCAAGGAACATAGGTGCAACAAAACTGTCGAGAATGTCAGGAATACAACGTAGTCAGATATGCAAATATTTGACTGCTGAGATGTCGCCGACAGCAATGACTATTCGTAAATTAGCTATTGCTTTAGGCGTAACATCTGATTATTTATTAGGGCTGGTTAAAGCAGACAAACAGTAGCTTACAATAATAAAATTGTACCTAAAAATAACAGCAAAAAATTATACAATGGACTTATGATGCAGAAGGACTATCTGTATTGTAAGTCCATTATTATTTGGCGGTGCATATATGGCTAAAGCGTTTGCTAAGAGTTTCTACAAATCAAAGCGTTGGCAGGATTGCCGACAGAGCTTTATCGCTGAACGAATGCTTGTTGACGGCGGTTTGTGTCAGCTATGTAAAGAGCGACACGGCTTTATTGTGCATCATAAAATCATGATCAATGAGAGCAACATAAACAATCCTGATGTTACTCTCAACCACGACAATTTATTATTTGTGTGCAAAAAATGTCATGACGATTTGCCAGGACACGGGATAGGTTGCGAACCGAAAAAATATTTTTTCGACGAAAGCGGAATGCTCCGACCGATTATCCCCCCCGTTGAAAAATCGGAAACCGGTAACCGTAGGACCGAGGGGGGCAGTTAGATTTTTTGCGCGCCTTATATATAGCCCCCCTCCCCCTCTAAATCGTGTGAAAGGACGGTGATTGATTTGACTGACGAACAGAGAGAACAAAGAGCGATTAAGCGAGAGATAAAGCGATTAACGGAAATCTACAAGGACATAGAAGTTAAAAGAAAAGACCTCGCTGTTGGCTTGATTGAAAATGCGGCGTTCACTCGAATCAGACTGAAAGAACTGCAACAGGATATTGCGATTTATGGCTTAACTGAACTATTCTCACAGTCTGAAACACAAGAGCCGTACTCGCGCAAAAGGCCTGAGGCGGATTTGTATAACACGATGCTTGGAAATTATCTTAAATACATCAAGCAACTCAACGATATGCTTCCAAAAGTGACCGAGGCAAAGATTGCAACAACAGACGGCTTTGACGATTTCGTTGAAGGGCGTGACAAGCTTTGAAACGCTATCCATTAAGCTATAATCCGATACTTGAATATTACGAGCAGATAAAGAACGGCAAGGTTACTGTTTGCGACAAAATACGCAAGTGGTACAAACATTTAAGCGATAAAGTGATTAATCCGACAGACGGCTATCATTACGAAGCTAAGCGAGGAAATCACATCATTGAATTTGTTGAAAACTATTGCCGACATAGTAAAGGCAAAATGGGCGGTCAGCTTGTGAAGCTTGAACTGTGGGAAAAAGCGTGGCTTGCGGCGACATTTGGCTTTGTAGACGATGACGGTATAAGACAATATAACTTATCTGTGCTGATTATCGGAAAAAAGAACGGCAAGTCTTTGCTTGCCTCTGCAATAGGCTTGTATATGCTCATCGGTGACGGTGAACCCGGTCCCGAAGTGTATGCAGTTGCTACAAAGCGTGACCAAGCCAAAATCATTTGGCAGGAAGCAAAACGAATGGTTCGCAAAAGCGAAACTCTGCTAAAGCGAATTAAACCACTGCTGAATGAATTGAGTTCAGAGGATTACAACTGCGGAGTGTTTAAGCCGCTTGCTTCTGATTCAGATACACTCGACGGTTTGAATGTGCATTGTTGCCTTATGGACGAACTTCATCAATGGAAAAACGGCAGACAACTGTATGACATTATGGCAGACGGTACGATCGGACGAGATCAACCGCTTATCCTTGTGACAACAACAGCCGGAAAAATCAGAGAGGACATCTACGATGAAATCTATGACGATGCTGTCCGCACCACAAATGGTTTGTTTGACGATGTAGGTTACAAAGACGAACACAGCCTTTACATTATCTATGAGCTTGACAAGCGTGAAGAATGGGAAAAGCCCGATTGCTGGATAAAGGCTAACCCGGGACTTGGCACGATTAAGAACCGAAATGCTCTTGCAAGCAAAGTTAAGAAAGCACAGGCAAATCCGTCACTTGTACGCAACCTTGTATGCAAGGAATTTAACATAGCCGAAACATCAACTGAATCGTGGCTCAATTTCGAGGAACTTAACAACGAAACAAAATTTGATGTGAAGGAGCTTCGCCCGACTTACGGTATAGGCGGTGCAGACTTGTCAAGCACAACCGACCTTACAGCGGCAAAGATGTTGTTCCGAGTGCCTGACAATGAAAATATTTTTGTATTGTCAATGTACTGGATACCTGCCGACCTCGTAGAGAAAAAAGTAACCGAGGATAAGATCCCGTATGATAAGTGGATAGAACAGGGCTTTATGCGTACCTGCCCCGGAAACAAGATTGACGCAAGTGTTGTTACGGCATGGTATCAAGAACTACAAGACGAATACGATATTTACTTGTGGAAAGAGGGCTATGACGCTTGGTCAGCTCAGATGTGGGTTAATCAGATGATTGACGCTTTCGGTCCTACCGTTATGGAAGCTGTACATCAGGGCAAGAAAACACTGTCTGCCCCGATGAAAGCCCTTAAAGCAGACCTTGTCAAGAAAAGAATAATCTACAACAACAACCCGATAGATAAATGGTGTCTTGCAAATACTGCGATTGATGAGGACAGAAACGGTAATATACAGCCAATTAAGACCTCAAAGTCAACGAGACGAATTGACGGTACTGCGGCATTGCTTGACGCTTACACGATATATTTTGAGTACGAAGATGAATACCTAAGCATTGTTTAGGAGGTGAGAAAATGGGAAAATTTAAGAACTTTTTAAATTCTGTTCGCAATGTCAGAAAGACAAAGAATTTTTCAAGGGTTGAACTTGTTACACAGAACAATTCAAATTTCTTTTTGTGGGGCAACAGAGCATATGATTCCGACACTGTCCGAGCTTGCGTTAATGCACAGGCTCTCAGATTCTCGAAGTTATCCATTAAACACATAAGAGAAACAATCGTTGACGGCAGAAAAGACCTCTTAATCAATCCCGAACCTTACATCAAATTTTTGCTTGAAGAACCCAACCCGTACACAACAATGGATATGCTTCTGTATAGGACAAGCACACAGTTATCGTTATCGGGCAATGCTTTTTGGTTGATAATTAGAGACACAAACGGCTTGCCTACGGAATTGTATTTCATTCCGGCTAAATCAGCTACGGACTTGTACGACACTAACGGCACCCTTGTGTATGAATTTATTCTTGCAAACGGCAAGACTTACCGCTTTGCCTCCGAAGATGTCATTCACTTGCGTGATGATTTTGCTGAAAATGACATATTTGGAAGCGGTAAATTCAAGGCTCTTGCACCTTTGCTTGAAATTGTTGAAACAACTGACAGCGGCATCATCAGCGCTATCCGAAATTCAAGCGTAATTAAATGGTTGCTGAAATATACTTCATCGTTGCGTCCTGAGGACTTGAAGAAAAACGCAAAAGCGTTTGCTGACAACTACCTTAACATCAGCAACAGCTCCGTTGGCGTTGCGGCAGTCGACGCAAAGGTTGACGCAAATCAGATAACCCCGAACGACTATGTGCCGAATGCTTTGCAAATGGATAGAACAAAAAACAGAATTTTAGAGTTGTTCAACACCAATGTGAAAATTATCACATCAACAGCGAACGAAGATGAAGAAAACGCCTACTTCGAGGCGGTGATTTCACCTAAAATTATTCAGCTTAAAAACGAGCTGACACGGAAACTATTCACTCGCCGCCAGCGGAGTTGTGGAAATTACATCGCAGTAGGTTCGTTCAATCTACAATCTGCAAGCCTTAAAACAAAGCTGAATTTCGCTGGAATGGTTGACCGTGGAGCAATGCTCCCAAACGAATGGCGTGAATCACTTGGTCTTGCTCCTGTTCCGGGCGGTGACACTCCACTCAGAAGATTAGATACAGTTGCGGTCGATGAAGGAGGTGAAAACGATGCCGAAAACAATTGAAATTAAAGGTCCTATCATTACGAATGATGATAAGTGGATTTACGACTGGTTTGGAGTAGCCTCCTGTTGCCCAGCCGACATTCGCTCACAGCTTGACGAAGTGGCGAATGATGAGGGCGTACAGGTTGTTATCAATTCATCAGGTGGTGATATCTTTGCCGCCTCCGAAATTTACGATATGCTCGCCGAAAGCAAGGCTACAATCAAGGTCATTTTTGCCGCCTCTGCCGCTTCATACATCGCTTGTGCGTGCACATCTGAAATTGTGCCAACAGGTATGCTTATGATTCATAATGTTTCAAGCTATGCCGCAGGCGATTACAATGACATGGCGCACGAATCGGGTGTGTTGCTCAAAGCAAGTAAAGCCGTTGCAACAGCGTACAGGCTAAAAACCGGTATGAGTGAGGACGAACTTATCGAACTTATGGATAACGAAACTTGGCTTACTGCCGATGAGGCGGTTGAAAAAGGTTTTATTGACAAAATTACCGAATATGCCGCTAATAAGCCCGTGGAAGTTAAACTTGCGGCAAGCCTTAACGGTCTTATCCCTGACACAATTATCAAACAGATGAGAAGTGAAAAAACACAGCTTACAGCAAAGCTTGAATTACTCAAACGAAAGGATGTTGAATCAGAATGAACAGACAGGAATATCTTGACAAAAGAAATGCACTCTATGATAAGGCTAAACAGCTTATCGCAGAGAACAAACTCGCTGAGGCGAGAGAGGTAACACAGCAGATTGATAAACTTGACAGTGAGTTTGAAAATTCTGCCGTGAATATGGCAAATAAAAATGCAGAGGAGGGAATCAAAATGCCGCCTGCACCATTTGAAAATCACAAGTCAAACATCGACCTTACAGATGAGGGCGAACAGGTAACAGATATGTACGCAACACTTGAATACAGAAAAGCATTCGCTAACTATATTCAGAACGGCGTACCCGTGCCACAGAAGTTTATGAATGTGGCATCACAGACCACATCAAGCACTGCGGCGGCTATTGTGCCGACCACAATGTATCAGCGTTTAATCGTTGAACTTGAAAAAATCGGCGAAATTTACGCAAGAGTGTTCAAGACGGCTTATCCGACAGCGCTCCTTATCCCTACACAGAACATCCGCCCGACAGCAAGCTGGGTTGATGAGGAAAAGGGTTCAGACCAGCAGCAGGTAACTACTGACAAGGTTGTCTTTGCCGGCTATAAGCTTGAATGCAAGGTTGCGTTCTCGCTCTTTATGACCAAAACGGCGCTTGACACTTTTGAATCACAGTTTATCGACCAGATTAAGAACGCAGTTGTTAAGGCTTGTGAAATGGCAATCGTTAAGGGTTCGGGTTCAGGTTCGCCAACCGGCATTCTTTCTTGCACTCCCCCTGAAGGCCAGACAATTGAAATTGCAAAAACCGGCAAGCTTACATATTCAACACTTTGCTCTGCTGAGGCGGCTCTTCCTGCTGCATACGATGACGCTGTATGGCTGATGACGAAGAAGTCATTCTTTGCGTTCATGGGCATCACAGACAGCAACGGTCAGCCTGTCGCTCGTATGTCCGAAGGACTTAACGGCAAGCCGTCACTCTCACTTTTCGGTCGTGCTGTTATCCCAACAGACGGCTATATGGATTCGTACGCTGACACGGTTTCAGCCGACACAACCTTTGCGATGATGTTCAATCTTAACGATTACATCTTCAACGAGGTAATGGGTTTAAGTGTCAAGAAGTACGAAGAGGACGACACCGATAACACAGTCCTTAAAGCCGTAATGCTTGCAGACGGTAAGGTCGTGGATACTCACAGCCTTGTTAAGCTCGTAAAAAAGAGCGCTTAAAAGAGGTTTGAATTATGGCAGTATCAAATGAAATTGAAGCCGTAAAGGTTTCGCTCCGTATCAATACGGTGCTGTTTGATGATGAAATATCTGCCCTCATTGATTCTGCCAAAAGTGACATGGCAGGTGCAGGAGTTGATGTCAACGACAAAAACTCAACTGCACTTGTTATGCAGGCAATCAAATTCTATTGCCGTGCTTATTTTTCGGTGACAGCTGATAGCGAATGGGCACGGCATTACGAAGAATTGCGTGATGCAATGGCGGCGAGAGGAGCGCAAACAGAATGAATGCAGATACTTTGATTTTGCTTGTTTCGGGCTATAACGAAACAACAAACGATATCGGTGAAATCGTTCAGTCCGAAAAGCTCCGCAAGGTCTATGCTCAGCGGCAATATGTCAGACAATCCGAGTTCTTTCAGGCGCAAGCTAATGGATTAAAACCCGAATGTATGCTTGAAGTTAATTCCTTTGAGTATCAGAACGAAGAATTTTGCTACCTTGACAATAGAAAGTTCAAAATCTATCGTGCATATCAAATCAAAGGAACAGAGCGTACAGAGCTGTATTTAACGGATGTGGTAGGTGAGAACAATGTCCTTGCCTAAAGCAGTTAAAATCACACAAAACGGCGTTGAGATAATCAGTAATGTTGACCGTATTCAATATACGCTCAAAGAGCTTGAAAGAGCCGCTCTGCGTGATGTTGGCAAGTTGGTATGTAAACGGTCACGACAAAAAATAAAACGCAGGACGGGACGCTTAGCGAAAAACACACAGTATTGGGTACGCTCAAAGCAAAAAATTCCTGATTTGCAGGTAGGATTTAAGCCAGGCGGATTTTACGGCTTGTATCAAGAAATCGGTACAAGCAAAGCTCCAAAAATCGGAGCATTGAGCGACGCTGCCGAAAGCAACATCAAAGACATTATAAAGATTGAACAGCAATACCTCAGTGCCGTAGGTACAGAAGAGGCAGAACGCAAATTGAACGAGGGGGAATACAGCGGTGAATAATATCAAGAAATTTTTGAAAAACTTATTCGCTGAGTATGCACCCTCTTATTTTTTACAGGCAGAAAGCGGATTTCCTCGCCTTGTATATGAGGTTAAACAGCTCTACACGGATGAGCCGTATGACAAGTTTGTTGTGACCATTAATGTTTATGATAGGCAGACTACGGCGGACATTGATGATGTTGTGGATAGAATCTACGACGACATAGCAAAGGCTACATACTTGGTTGATGATGTTTTTTACAAATTCTACAACAATTTTGACCGGCAGTATATTGCCGAATCAGACAAATCAATAAAGAGAGTGATGTTCACTCTCGAAATGAGGAAATACAACAGAAAGGATGATTAAAATGGCAACAGTTAAGCCACGAAAAATTAAGCCATATAGCGGCTATTCGGCGAAAACCGCCGACAGAATGCTCCTTGATGCAGGTGCGTTCTTTGTGAATTACGACCCTGCTACAGACACATACGCAAGTGCAAAAAAGGCAGGCAAGTGCCTTGGTGTAACAATCAAAGGCGGTGAATTTTCGGCAAAGCCGACACTCAGACGGCTTGAATTTGACGGCGTAAAAACAAGAACTAAAGGCGATACGGTAGTTGACGGTTGGGAGGTTTACATCAAGGCAACCCTTGCCGAGATGACCACACAAAATTTCATTTATGGTCTTGGAATTGCCGACAAAGGTACAGACGAAAAGGTCGTAGGCTACGATGTAATCACAGGTAGAGATGTTATTCTTGACAGTGACTACATTCAGAACATCACTTGGGTAGGCTGTCTCCTCGGAGAGGATAAGCCGTGTATTATTCAGGTGTTTAACGGCTTTAATGAAAACGGTCTTACACTTGCAATTGCCGACAAAGACAACGGTAAGGTAGAAGCTCAGTTCTATGGTAACCTTTCACCTGAGGTTTATGATTCGGAGGACGAAATCAAACCACCGTTTAAAATTTTCAGACCGACAGAAAAAACGGAAACAACGGAAACATCGGAGGCATAATTATGAGAAAATTAAGCATTAAAGACGCATTCACTCTTGCTCGCATTATCAAAAAAGCAGACATCAAAGAGGAAATTGCAGACTTTGCAAATCGTATCGCTATTAAAAATAACAGCAAAGATGAAACAGTCAACACCGAAGCGGTCGGTCTTGAATTTGTGATTACTCTGTTAACTTCTTTGGCAACCAAAGAAACAGAACAGGAATTCTATTCATTGCTGGCCGATATCAGAGGCGACATTACGGCAGATGATGTAAGTAAATTAAGTATCCCCGAGGTTCTTGACAATGTAAAGGCAATCATCAGGGAGAATGATATTAAGAGTTTTTTTACCTCGCTCTCAGCCTTGAAGTAAGAACATATGGAATGCTCGTGCAGTATTGTTGCGGTAATACTGCCGTACTGCATGAGCTGTCTTTTTCAGATGCTGTCAAAATTATCAAAAACGCTATAAATGACCGTAATGACGAATTGCTTTACAAAGCCTATATTTTGACTGTTGTAGGAAATTTCACAGGCTTGTCGTACATGGATTTTGTAAACAAGGCAACAGGCTCGACACGGTCTGAAAGCGTTGAGAGTGTCAATACAGAGGAAATCGAAAGAAAAGTTGAAAACTATCTTGATAACTACAAATGGGAGGAGGTGTAGCTAATGGCTGTTGAAATATTTAAGCTGTTTGGCTCTATTTTCGTCAACAATGATGAAGCAAACAAATCAATCGCCGAAACCGAGAAAAAAGGTAAAGGTGTTGCCGCAACCTTAGGTAACGGTATCAAAACCGCAGGCAAATGGGGAGCGGCAATGGTCGGAGGTGCGGCGGCAGGTGTCGGAGCATTATCGTCAGTTGCCGAAAATACCAGAGAATACCGCACCGAAATGGGTAAACTCGACACAGCTTTCACCACAAACAAATTTACAGCGGCAGACGCAAAGCAAACATATTCCGACCTCTATGCTGTGGTTGGCGACAGCGGACAAGCAACTGAGGCGGCTAATCATTTATCATTGCTTTGCGATTCCACAAAAGACCTGCAAAGTTGGACAGAGATTTGCACAGGTGTTTACGGTCAATTCGGTGATTCCTTGCCTATTGAGGGTTTGACAGAGGCGGCAAACGAAACCGCAAAAGTTGGACAGGTAACAGGTCCGCTTGCCGATGCTCTTAACTGGATGGGCGTGTCAGAAGATGAGTTCAACGAAAAACTTGCAAAATGCTCATCAGAACAAGAAAGACAGCAGTTAATCACATCCACCCTCACATCGCTATATTCTGATGCGTCGGCTCAATACAAGAAAACAAATGGCGATGTAATGGAATCTAACAGAGCTCATCAGCAGTTGTCTGACACTATGGCTCAGATTGGTGCTGTCGCCGAGCCTGTCCTTAACTCTCTTATCGGTCTTGGCGGTAAACTCCTCGAACAGCTCTCACCATTGATTGAGAGTGTGGCAAACAACCTTGCCCCTGTTTTAATCAACATTTGCGAAGAGGTCGCCCCGATAATTGTATCAATGCTTGAACAGATTATGCCATTGATTGAGGAATTGCTCCCGTTTATAGCTCAGCTTATAGAGCAGTTAGCCCCTCTCATCATACAGATTGTTGAACAATTGTTTCCGCCTTTACTGCAGATTATTCAGGATTTACTTCCGTATTTTATGCAGATAATTCAGGCTATAATGCCTATGTTTAGCACGCTTGTAGAGCTCCTGATGCCCGTAATTGAGATGTTTATTCAGTTGGCGAGTGTTCTGCTCAACGGTTTATTAGCGGCACTTACTCCGATTATAGAGGACTTAGCTACATTTTTGAATGATTTGCTTACACCTCTTATCCCGATTATCAGTGAGTTGTGCGATACAATTGTCGGCATTCTACAGCCTGTTTTTGAACAGCTATCACCTGTCATCTCAATGGTTTTTGATGCTCTTCGCCCGGTTCTTGACCTACTCGGTGAAATGCTTGAAACACTTATTCCTGCTCTTGTTCCGGTGATTGAATGGTTGGCGCAAATCTTTTCGGAGGTTTTAGGCGGTGCAATTAAAGGAGTCAAAAAAATTCTTGAACCGATTTCGGGGATTTTTAACGGAATTGTGGATTTTGTAAAAGGTGTTTTTTCGGGAAACTGGGAACAAGCGTGGAACGGTGTTGTTAACATTTTCAAGAATGTTTTCAACCTTTTACCTACATTTGTTGAGAATGTAATCAACGGCATTATTTGGATTATCAATAAGTTGTTGGAAGGCGTAAACTGGGCAACATCAATGATAGGCTGGGAAATAGATCCGATTCCGGAAGTGACCTTACCTCGTTTCCGTGCCGGTATTGATTATGTCCCACACGATAAGTTTGCCGCATATCTTGATGCCGGTGAGGCAGTTCTCACAGCTCAAGAGGCTGAGGAATACCGTCAGTCAAAGCGTGAAGGCAGAGGCTCGGTATTTGAAAACGATTCAACCAATATAGTCAACAATATCAGTATTAACATTCCTTCTGTTGCGATTAATAACGATATGGACATTGACAGCTTGGTTGATGATATCAGCAACAGGCTTGCCGATGAAATAACAAGGAGGCAGAGAGCATATGCATAACTTTTATTTTGCAGACAAATGGCTGTCTTATTTTTGTGGCAGATTCGTACAAGCTCCACAGCACGAAATTTCCAAAAGGGATATTTCAGCAATTGAAATCCCATACAAGGACGGCGACATTCTCCTCGATAATGGCAGGTGGCAGAATGTGGAGTTTGAAAGAGAAATTTGTTTTCTGCCGTATTTGTCTGAGATGTCCGCACATCATCTTGCTAAGGCTGTTACTGAATGGCTGACCTTAAATCGGGGATATCAGAAGTAAAAAGACACTTATAATCCCGGTTATTTTACTAAGGCTTACATATCAAATATTGATAGCATTGTACGAGAGTTGCCCTCGTTGCTTACAACCAAAATCAAATTCAATCGTGTTCCTTGGTGGTACTCAGAGATTGGTGCTAAACCTATTGAATTAGAGGTTAATAAGGCGGTGAATTTGCGTAATCCCGAAAAATACGCAAGTTTACCAACTGTCAAGATTACCAATACAAATACAAGCAGTGGCAGTAACGCTAAGGCTAATTTAACTATTAACGGAACAAAATATACATTGTCTTGCGTTGCGGGCTATGACTACGCTCTACTCGACGGCGAATCGATGCAGAATAGAGCGTATAAGTCTGACGGTACATCGAAATTCATCAACGATGCATTACCACCCGAATTTTTTGTCGGAAACAATCAGGTTACGGTTACAGCTGTTAGCAATGCCGAGGTTAGCATTACCCCGAATTGGAGGTGTTTGTAAATGTTTTATCCCTTGCTATACGAATTGAAAAACACAACCCATATTTTGAATCAAAATGCAATGTTTAAAATCGGTATGATGACCGAGATTATAAGCGGAAAAGTTACCGAAGAACGCAACGGCAACTATTTGCTTGAAATTGAGCTTTTGGTGACAGATGACTGCGCCGATTTGCTTGATACACAACTCTTTGTCAAAGCAAAACCAAATCCGACAGACGAACCGCAATTTTTTGAAATCTATAATTTGCAGTACAAAGATAAAAAATCCGTTGTAATCAAAGCAAAGCATATCAAGCATAATTTGTATAACAATTTTTTGGTTGAAGTACAAAATCAGACAGACATAATGTGCACACCTGCGGAATGGTGGTATCGCCTTTGCACGGGACATGAGGAGGGCTTGCAAACGCAAATGACCTTGTGGGCGCACTACTTTAAATTTACATCTGATATCACCACAAAATCCTCCATGACACTCGGTTTTGTTACTCCGTGTACTCTCGGAGATTTTATGGGCGGTGCAGACGGTTCGCTTGTTGACGTGTTTGGCGGTGAATATAAATACGACAACTTTAACGTATCGTTGCTCAAGAACCGTGGGGCGGTTACAGGCTACCATTTGCGCTGGGGCAGTAACATCAGCAGTCTTACGCAAACGCTTAATTCAGACGATATCTGTTCCCATGTTGCAGCGTATGCCACTTGCCATGATACATATAGCGACAAGAACTTCGTCCTCTGCTCACAACCGCAAGAACTCAAAACCCATAAATCTAAGCTCATTAAAGTGAAAACGGTTGATGTTTCGGACGGCGGTTCGGTCTACATCGGCGACGAAACAGGCTACTGGGATTTCAACGCCCACACAGGCGAGAATAAGGACTTTTTGATTCAAAAGCTAAATATTCAAGCACAGGTTTTAAGAGGACAGCTCGTAAACACAAACGGAGCGCCTACGCTTAATGTAAAGGTTGACTATCCCCCAACACTTAATGAAATGCTTGGACTGCATTTATGCGATAGTGTTTATGTCGATACTGAAAACGATAGCTTGCAAGCAAAAATAATTAAAACAGACTATGATTTCGTGCTCGAACGGTGGAACAGCCTTGAGCTTGGCACACCAAAATCAAAGTTATCAGATTATATAGTTAAATGAGGTGATAAAATTTGAACATTAATCATACAAAAATGACACTCGAAATCAACAGTTGCAAAAACTACGAAATTTTGGAAGTCAGACAGGGCGACAAAGGCTCACGCATTATTGATTTTGCGTTCACCGTCAACGGTGAAACTGTTGACCTTGCCTCTACAATGTCAGCAAAAGTCAATGCTACGGTTGATGATGTAATCGTTGCGGACAGCGTAGCCGCTGTCGTTGACACCGAAAATAATGTAGTCACAGTTACGCTCACAGACACAATGCTTGCTTTGTCGGGAATTTGCAAAATGGACATTGTGCTTACAGAAAACGACGAAATCATAACTGCTGAAACCGTTTGTTTGCGTGTAGGAAAAAGCGTAATCAATGATGACAGTAAAGCTTTCCCGGGTGCAAGCTCTATTGCGGAAATCACAAAAGAAGTCGAAAATGCAAGAGGTAGTTCTAATTCACTCGGAGCAAGGCTTGATAAAACAGACAAGAGTATTGCCCGAAAGCTCGATTCAATGCCGTTTGACAGCGAGCCAAAAAATAACAGCCCGTGTTATCTCACAAGCGGAGCAGTTTACAACGCTCTGCTTGTGAAAGTAGATAAAACCGCCTTGGCGACTAAATATGATTCGTCAAATATCGAACTCGGTACAGCTACTCTTACTCCGTACTCTACTCAGATTGATAAAATAAAATCTGCAACTTGCCTTTATGAAAGAATTGGCGATATCGTTATTGTAAATGTCACCGTCATTATGAACGCAACAACTTTAGGCGGAACATCTACAATAGCTTTGCTCAATATGCCTTTCTCAAACAAATCGGATGTGATTGTTCATGATATCGGCATAAGCAAAAACGGCGGAATGTTCAGAGGAAGTGTAAATAAATCGGCTTGGTTGCAGTTTACTCCGCTCAATAAACAGGCTTATAATTTCGTCGCTGATGAGCAGGTAAACTTTTCTTTGATTTACAAAATATAAAAATAACGGAGGTATGAAAAATGGAATTAAAAGAAAAAATCACACTCGATATGCTCACAAAGGACAGCGTGTCGGTACTCAGACAGCAGTTTTTGACCTTTAACGGTGAAGAAATGCAGGTAGGCGGAAACATCCGCAACGCATATATGAACGACGAATCCGGCAGAGAACAGTTGAGAAAGGTTCTCTCTGACGAATACTTCAATGCCGTTATGGCGGTATGGCAGTGA